TTTGAATCCAAGTATGGATCGTCAGAATCAAGAATAAATGTCTCAGAAGCTCCAGCCGCAATAGTAGAGAATGTTACAACTCTATCAACTGCTGAACTACCTCTACCACCATATCTTGAAACAGAAATATCATGGGCTCCAGTGTTCTGGATAGTCCAAGTTCCTGTTGCTTGGTCTGCAAATGTTTGTCTGAATCTGTAGTTAACACCTTGTAACAAAGAAGAGTCAATAGAAACATGTCTTGTAGAATCAACTGTCAATGGAAGAATGTTGTAGTGCATAGCGCCCAATGCGTTCTCTACTAATGTCTCACAATTATCAACAATGTATTGCTCTAAACCGTCTGTGGCTGTGCTAATTGCGTTAGCAACTTCTATAGACTCACCAGAACCAGTAATTAAACCAGTAACAGCCTTAATAACGAAGAATACACCTGTTTGTTTACCGTGTGTTGTTGTTCCATGCCTTCCACTTGAGATAGCACCTGTATTGTTTGTATCTGTTCTATCAGAATATGGATCACCACCCCAACCACCTGGTCTGCTATATGAAGCATCACCACGTCTAGAGGATAAAGTCATTGAGTGTTCATGTTCACCAACTTGGTCATCCTTAAACTGACCTAATGTATAAACATCATGCTCAGCAATATCTGTTCTGTCAGAAGTACCAATACCTACTAATGTGGACTCTCTCAAATCAGGAAGTCTGTTTGAGCCTAACAATAAATAAAGCTCTGGATATTGAGCAGTGTCATATTGGCTTCCATCACAAGGCAAGAAACCAACTGGAACCTTAACCGAATAAATAGGTATAATAGTTCCAATAGGCAAACCGCTTCCATTAGAGCCCGCTATGTTTTCTAATTTATTATTTACTTTTCTATAAAGTCCCATCTTATTTTAGCTCCTCTTTCTATATCCAATAACTTTGTAAACACACTCACCACCAGAAACTGATGTAACAACATCTGCTGTACTGTTGAACTTAAATTCCCTATACTCTGAACTATACCCAGGAAGTAAAATAGACCAACTTCCTGTTGTAGTTAAACAATCAACAATCTGCTCATGAGTGAATTTCATTACTGGTAAGCAATCACTACTTATAGAAGCGCCTCTTCTTGCATAGAACCAAATCTCTTCATAATTCAATAATGAATCAGTAAATTGAGTATTAGCAACAACAGCCTGAGTATATGTATTAGCAGCTTCTGCCAAAACCGTTTTGTCATTTACTATGGCGTTAACTGCATCTGTGGCATAAGTTCCGATATTGTCTTGAATGTCTTGCTCTAATAGAGATGTGGCATTTGTAATTGCATTTGTTACTTCTGATGCTTCTGTAGATGATGTTTCAATTCCACTTACTGCTTTGATATACTGAAGTGTTTTGTAATACCAAATCTTTACATAACAGAATTGAATTAAATACCAGTTTGTATAATCACCAACAGTTCTGTTAATGTTAAACTTGTCGCCTTTCTTCAAATAAATTACTTGGTCTGCCCAGGAATCTTCTCGTCTTATAGGATATGTTTCATGTGTTCCATCAGTATGAGTAATATGAATATAACACCAGTCATCCAAATGAATTTGCATAAAACCATCGTAAGGCATTTCTGTTGGAAACAATCTTAGCTGGTCTGCAGCTGTATAAGGCAACTGTTCTGCTGAACCTGGATAAGCATCTGAGTTTGTCTTAAACCAGTCTGGGTCTTTGTCAATAATAGATGTATTTGGAGTATAAGGAAGAACATTCGTATTTCCCAGATAAGCATAAAGCAATGGGTATTTAGTCAAAAGCTCATCATCTGTTCCTGTTGTATCTCTTCCGTCTGCTAACAAATAACCTTGAGGAGTAACAGAGTTATCTTTCATAGCTAAATAAGAACCAACCACCTGGCCATAGCTTTGCATCAAGTTTGCAGCATATTCATCTAAGTCAGCCTTAATGGCATCTTCCATATCTTTTGAGCCAATAGCATCCTTAGTAGCAATGATATGGCCTTCTTCGATGTTGTCAATATCCAGTTGAGCATCATCGATACTGTCGTAAACTAGAAGTTCTGGTTTGTCAATCGGGGTTTTATCAACCGCCTGTCCGTTTCTTTTGATTATAAATGTCTGCATGTTATTCCTCTGTAAAGTAAGTTACTCTTGCCTTGTACAAGTGTATTTTATCACCATGATACGTATCATTAGCGATTCCAGACGCTCCCACACCAGAACCATCCTCGTTTTGCGCTTCGTCTACGGTTGGATTCTCGGAATCCTCTGGTATCCAACAATCCTTGCTGTATGTCGCCGTATAAGCTGTCGCCATGCGGGTAAGTCCGTTTGCGTTCGTCCACGGCTGCTCGTCATGGCTGAACTCTGCGTTAATGGCTCCGTCGGGAAGCTTGTATACCCATTGAACGTCGTAGAGAATATTATTAATATAGCCGTTGTATCCTTTATCTTTTTTGTAATACACGCCGTTAAAGTACAGCAATTCAACGCTATGAACGATTCTGTTTACTCCTACGAGCATGTTATTACGCTCTCCAATTACGACAAGCGCACCGTCAGGGATATACCCTTCCTTTCCCTTCTCGATAAGAAGTGCCTGTTCGCACTCAGTTTCTGTATCAAAATACGCTACAGTACCGTCTGAGCCTCCGATTTTTTTTAAAACTCCCTCGCTTTCGTTTCCCGCATAAAACCCATCTTCATTAGAATAAATAATATTTTTGATATTTTCTTCTGGCAATTCTTCTACATACTTAATAACATCAGGAATGTCAGTCACAACGGATAACTCTGTTAGTGTCTGGGCAGTGCCGTCTCCGATGTAATAGCGTCCGTTACACTTATAAATCCTTGTCTGAATATCGGGCGAGACTGGGAGTGTCTGCACGGTCTTGACGGTATCAAAGACCTTTCCTGCGAGCGTACTTACGGCCCCCTCCACTGTAGTCTCGGAAATGCCGTCTATCGAAACTGGTGAGGACATCGTTTTTGACTGTTTCTTAGTGTCCAAATCGCTGAACGCAGAATAAACGGCACCGCTTGTCACATACTTGTCATCTCCGCTCGCCACGGCTGTGGAGCGTCCGTAATTTTCAACATCACCCAGTCCGACCTGACTTTTAGTTACCTCGTGCGGGTTATTTTTATTCGTGATATGCGCCATCAGGCTTGATATGGCTTTCTTGATTTTTCCAATGATTACCTTTAAGGTGTCTCCCTCTGAAAAGTTCTCAAGCTCAGAAGCTTCAGTAATTGTCGGGGTTTGATTATCTGTCGTAACATTCGGGACATTGCCAAGTCCAATGTCAGCCTTTGACAGCCCGTGTGGATTAGTCTCACTCTCCGTCCCCGTTCCCCTCAACTGGGAGTGGTCGTAAGCGATTTTTCCCCGATCCCCCCGGTATGCGTTTGACGCAGACTCTCCTATGACAAGGCTGCTGCCAAGACGGGCCCAGCCGTTACCGCTCCACATGTACTGAAAATTCTTAGAGCGGGTTTCGCCTATATCAAGATAAACAATATGGGCTTCAGGGGTCGCAGGTACCGTATGCTCCGCATCCTCATAAACCTGAATGTCGGTCACATTTCCGAACTCATCAAACGCAACATCACCGTAAGCAGGGCGGACATCATCAGCACCCCCAGGAATCTGAGACATCGGGATTTTACCGTTCTCATCAAGTTCTGCGACACCGTTATTTGCACCTTTCAGTGCCATATCCATTTTCTCAACGACGCGATAAGACGGAGCCCCCTCTGAATTTCCAGCGAAAACCCCTGCCATTGTATTTATCTGTAGCTGAAGGGCAGCATCTTCAGTGATGCGTGCCTGAGTCTCATCGTTAATGAGATTTTTCTTTGTGACGGATTTTACCTTCCCGTCCGCAGTCTCGACTATAAGCCTGTCGGTATCTTGCGTGACATCGGCCATATCCAATTCGTCTATTGTTACTCTTTCTATGTCAGCCATACCAAAATAATATCTTCAATAAAAGCCGATGTTAAATCAGACCTCCTGAATAACGATATGATGAATGTAAGCCATAAGTTTCTTTTTCAGCTTGTAAACATCCGTCCGCATACCTTGCAGTCTCTCTTTTTTTGAGTCAAACATTATGCCGTCCGAACTTCATATTCCTATCATTTACTCCTGTTTTCAGGTACATGAGATATGGCAAGATAGCTGCCATCCCTTTAGGGTGGCTGGTGAATTGCCATATTATCCTTGATTTTTTATATAATTTTGTAATGTCTTCTCTGAAACATCTCCAATAGTTGAAATAAAATAACCTCTAGTCCATAAATAATGCTTCCCGCTCCAATAATATCTGGACAAATAAGCATTATGTTTTTTCCATAAATCATAGGTGGAAACAGATTTCAGTTTATTTATCATTTTATAAATTACTGTTGTTGGAGTTGCCGTTATAAGAAAATGAATATGGTCTTTGTCTATCTCCATAGTCTCTATATGCCATTTATCCTGTAAAGACTCCGCTCTTTTCATTGAATTTAAAACATCATCTCTGATATTTGTTAAGCATTTTGTTCTGTATTTAGTAGAGAAGATAACATGGTATCTTAGTTTGAATTTTTCGTGATTCAATGTTTCATATTCACTCATAAATATAATTTATAAAAAGTTAGTATATTTTGCAATATTTACTCAAATAGTATTTGCTTTTTTCTACTAAGTTTATTATATTAAAGATATGCGTGAGACACGAGAAGAGAAAAACAAGCAGATTGCTCAGACAATAAAGGCTACCTATGAGAAAAGAGCCTCTCAGGTTTGTCGTGTCTTTACAGTAAAGATTCAGGATAATCAACTGTCTAAAGTTCAAAGAGAACAGTTGAAAATGATTTTTGTAGAAGCAAAGTGGTTAAAAAATTCAATTCTTGCTTGGACAAAAGAAAATCCAGAAAATAAAGTTTGGGATTACGATACAAAGAAGAAGACCATCATTCATAAAGATAAAGATATGAATGATGTCGAAGTTGAATTGAAATATATTCCTGCCTCTGTGAAGCAGTGTGTTCAATCAGAAATGATTTCAAACATCAGGACAATCATTACATTGCAGAAGAAAGGCTTCCAGTCTGGCGGGCATCTCAAGTTTGTAAAAGAAGTCTCATCTGTCAATTTCAAACAGTATGGGAAAACCCATAAGATAATATCCTCAAAAAGAATTAAGTTACAGGGTATATCAGGTTCTCTGATGGTAAACGGACTTAAGCAGTTCTTGAATAAAAATCTTGAATATGCAAATGCAAAATTACTGAATACACCGCAGGGATATTACGTTCAGTTCACGACTTATGTAGATAAATCGAAGATAGCAAATAAACAGACCAATGGTAAGGTTTTAGGTATAGATTTTGGATGCGAGACATCCTTCACTACAAGTGAGGGTGAAAAAATCGAAGCTTCAGTTCAAGAAAGTGAGCGTATCAAGCGTCTTTCATTAAGAATGAACAAACGACAAAAGAAAGGCTCAAAGAACTGGTGGCGGACAGTGCATCTGTTACGAAAAGAATACCAGAAACTTACCAACCAGAAAAACGACCTTGCCAACAAACTTGTTGCAAAATTCTCTGAATATGACACTGTTATTATTCAGGATGAACAGCTTAGTAATTGGCATAAAGGCAATCACGGAAAGAAAATTCAGCACTCAGTATTAGGAAGGGTAAAATCAAAGCTTCTTCTTAAGTCTAATGTAGTAGTCCTGTCAAAGAATTGTCCTACGACAAAATTGTGTACAAAATGTGGACGATGGCATGATGAAATGAGCGTTTGGAACAGGATTTTCAAATGTGGCTGCGGAGTTGAAATGGACAGGGATATTCATGCGGCTCAGAATATGGTCTGGTTTTATGAAAATAAAGTAGGTGTGGGACGCACCAATTTTAAGCGTGTGGAGATTAAAGCACTTGTATCAGAGGCTCTTGCTTCTGGTATCAAACTCGAATCTGTGAAGCACGAAGCTGACAGGCTTTAGCCTGTCAGTAGTTCACTTCCTTAATATCAAAGAACTTTTTCTGCCCCAGTTCTCCCGCGTGTTCCCATTCCTCAAACGCACCCCTGCTGTTTTTCCAGTCAGGGAGAAACAATACGGCCTCGCAGACATCCTGCATTGCCCGGCTTGTCTTCATGTAATCTTCCCAAGAAAATCCCGAATAATTACCGAGATTCGCTGGATTCATCACGGAATGACCGAGTTTCGCAAGCTTTTTCTCGGCTTTGCGGAATTTTTTCTTGTAGTGCTTGTCTCCAGTTATTTTCCCTGCAATATAGATTTTCATTTCAACTCCTCGATTTCTATGTCAACACGGGAATTCCCCCTGTCATATTCATCATTGATTATTTTTCTAGGAATAATTTTCCAGTTATCGTCTTCAAGTATTCCTGCATCTACGAGGGTATCAAGAATAGATGACAGCTGATTATCAGAATCGCGTCTTACCAAATCGCCATGCCAGAATGTAAGTGTCAGCCTTACTTTTACGCCGACAAAACTGTGTATCTTTTTTGTAAGTAACAGATAGTTCAATTCAGACACTACGGCATTGTGCCATTTCATATATCTCTGATTGGGAAAACTTCTGCCACTCTTTGTATTTATTCTGCTGTTTTTTTTCGATGGAGTTTCACCCTGTAATGTTATTTTCATCGAAGAACAGTGTAGGGGAGAAAAAATCACCGCTTAACATTAAGGTCACTATTTTTGCGACCTAAAATACGGTATGCGAAATACAGGCAATGAAATACTAAAAAAAACGCTCCTTCATTACATAAACCTTGAATACTATGCGAACTCACTTGACGAGGAATTCCAGACGCTCCTTGAAGAATTGCAGGAACGCTGTAATAAAGCCATTGAATCACAGAAAACAATCAGCACAAAAGCAAGCTACACGGCTATTTACAGGATAATCAAGGAGGAGGTAGATAAGTTTCAGAAAGAGTTTGAGGAACGCCTTGAGGAACAGGCAGAGCTGATAATGAACCAGGAGACAGAGTTCCTTGACGGTCTTTATAATGAACCAACTGAAAAAAACACGGAGGAGAAGGGCGAGTCCACAAACTCCGTCGCGCTCACATTCAGCGGAGTTACCCTTTCAAAAGTCCTTTTCTCCCCGATAGACGGGAGGGACACAGCAAAACAGTTCGCGGAGCGGACGGGAAAAAATATACTCCGCTCTTACGACACGCCGCTGAGGGCAGGGTATCTCTTCGGGCAGAAGTCAGAGGAAGTGACCGCGCAGGTCTCAAGCCAGATGAAGCAGGTCGCGCGGGGTATGCAGAGCGGGATTCTTACAGCGATACCGTCATTCGCAAAGACAACTGACAGGATAGTGTTCTTAAATAACAATGTTGAAGTTGTATGGTGCGCCGTACTTGATGGACGAGGTTGCATAACCTGTTATTCGCTCAACGGCCTGCATTTCAAATCAGCTTCACTTGCCCCTGCGATTCCGCATAACCGATGCAGATGTGTGCTCTGCCCAGCAAAGGATATTACTGAACCGTTACCGACCTACGAGGAATATATCGAAAGTCTTTCAGAAGATGAGCAGTTGCATATTCTTGGCAGAAATCGCTATGAGTTATGGAAAAATTACGACATTGAGTTAAAGCAGTTCGTGAACAACGGAACGGTACTTCCTGTGGAAAAGTTAAAAGAAAATCTTGCAAGTTTGCAGAAAATTTCTAACGGAACTAGCAAAAAACTGATAACAGCTACAAAAGAAGAAGTTAGAAAATTCCTTTCCGATGCAATAAATACTACTGATGATTATAGAATAAGTTTAGGAAATGTCAGTGATTCTGCAAGAGAAAGAATAAAGGACAAAACTGGATTTGAAGTAAATAGAATCGTTCTTGACAGCAGTGAAATCAGACACGCAATGAAGAAAACTGAACATCATATCGTTCTTTCCGACCTTGAGAATATTGACAGCATTATCAATACTACAACGATAATAAAACTTGAAGAAAAAAAACACCAAAACAATTCGGTCATAAGATTTATCGAGGAAAAAGAAAATGGTATCAATTTGTTAATGGAATACAGAAGCAAAAAAGGTGATTTATCTTTGGTAACGGCTTATAGGGTAAAGAAAGAAAAAGGGCAGACGCATTGATGTCGCCGCTAAACGACCCCAAGCCAAACGTCCGAAACGCTTCATACCTCTAACTATTAGTATACCCTGTTTCCTATATTTGTCAATAGATTTCAAAAACGCCTTTTTAATCTCCATTTTTATCCGTGCCATAATCCCTGTTTAGGAGCTTAATTTATGACAAGAATGACGGATTACGGACTTCACGCGATGCTTCCAGACGGGGAGCATATCTATTACGGCTATGACGAGAAGCCTGATGTGGCGACAGGAAAAGCACTAGCCATTTGTACGGGGGGGGGAATACGATACATACCGCTGACGACACTGAGAAAACATGAACATTTACTTAACATGAATATCGGCGGGGTTATAATGCACCCAATAGAGGACAGCCTTACATTTACAATCGAAACTTGGTTTGAAAAATCTGGAAGCGGATCTTCTGGTCCAATACATTATATTGAAGGAAATTCTTACCTGAAATTTAATTGTGACACAACAGAAGAAGTAACAATAGATTCATTTGATTATATAACGACATTAAATGGCGAAGGGGTGTCAAAAATATACTCAAATACACTTTATTTAATGAATCCCAATAGCGCTCGTATAGCGCCTCCTCCCAATTATTTTAAATACCAAGGAGAATCTTCTTTTCAGCAAGTTGAATGGGAACTCCCCAGTACCAATACGGGAAAACATGATTATTATACTTTTCAGAAATATAAATAAAAAAAACAGGCTCTCGGTTACGAGAGCCTGTTCAGTTGTTAAGTAATCTTTAACTACTGAACATCTTCGATTGTAAGTTCTGCCGTTACATTGCAATTGTGAACGATTACCAGAGAAGAAATAGGGTAGGTCTGCAAGAGCTGATTGAACAGCTCCTTTGTCTCCGCAAGGTTTCCCGCGAAAGGCTTGCCCGTTCCCTCGTCAAGCACATACACATAAGATGTAGTGCCGTTTTTCCTAAGTATCGAGTACATACTGTGCCTCCGTATTTTCAGTTTTAATCAGAATACGCAAGAAAAATATACGGTTTAAATCGCTCCCGAAACCGATCTTCTCAGCCCGCCCGATGGAGCCTGCTGTCACGCTCAGCGATACGCTTCTTGAACGCCTCGTATATATCCATCGCCGAGTTGCCCGAAAGATTTTCCTGGTCAATCAGGAATATGAAATCATCGTAGTTCATGTCCGGGTCAATGAGTTCCTGCTGCTTCAAGATATAGAATACACAGTAAAGCGGGAACTTGCCCTGACCAGAAATGTTTGCAATAGAGTTGATGATGTTAGGGTCAAGGCTCATTGTCTCATAGTCATAGTTCAGGTGGATTTCAACCAGCCCGCCATAACCGTTCCATTCCTCATATTTCTGGACGAGCCATGACAGCTTGCCGCTAAAATTACGGGCCAGCGTCGCCAGTTTCGCGTTCTCGCCGCTCCTGTGCACATACGCGCTCTCGGCAGTCTCGCTGGTCTTCTTGTCGGGCGCAATGTTCTTCATAAACAGGCCCGCAATCTGTGCCTCTATCTTGTCAATCGCCTTCTCACAGTGTTCCAATCCCTCTCCTGAAAAAGAAAGCACTCCGAACCTTGCGTCGGGATTCTCCTCTGTCAGGAACGCGTCTCCGCCGAGCGTGATGTCATCATCCTTATCGTCTTCTTTCGGTGTATAGCCCGTGATATACCCTGTCGGAACGGTCGTCATGTGGACACCGTTCACATAATCAGCCGTAAGCTGATAGTGGTGCACATTGAGCATGGCAAGGTCAAAAAGAGGCGGTTTCTCAGGTTTCTCGTAAGGCAGGAGCACAATCGGGATATAATTTATTTCCTGCTCCTTTCCGTTCACGGTCACGAAAACAGGAAATTCCTCCACATCCATCCTCACGGTCTTTGTTTTGTCATAATCATCATACACGGGGGTATAGATTTTCTGAACATATACGCCGCGCTCATTGAGCATCAGTACCCTGTACCTGTCAAAATGCTCTTTTTCAAATTCATTCTTGACACGGCAGCCTTTCTCTTTCAGTACGACAAGCTTAAGCTTCTTAATGCCTGAAAAATTGTCGTAATCCCAGTTTATGATTGACTCGGCAGGGTAATAGGTAAGATACGGCCTGATTCCTTTCCTCTCAGCCTCCAGCTTGCTCATTCCGCTTCCGCCTTTCGGAATGTCAAGAAGCATCGCCCCGAATCCGGTCTTAAGCAAATCCCATGCGGCATCTGAAACAAACTGATAGAGGGAAGTCCCCTTTCCGTCAACATCGTCAAGTAGTCCGCTCTGCCTGAACCCGTCATCACACATTACGGTAGGTGCACGGCGGAAAATCATCGCATGCTGAATGCCATGAGCTGCCCCAATGAAATTGGAATAAGGAGTACGCATCTTAAAAGCCTCATAGCGTCTGGTACGGCCCTCACAATCCTTACCGCTTGCCATCGGCAGATATTTCTCGCCTTTTTCCTTGACTACATCCTCTCCCTCGATTGTCTCCCGGCATATAGCCCATCTGTCTACCTGTCTCGCATACGACTCACACTCGTGCATGACAGGAAAATTCATACTCTCAAATGCCATATCTCACCTCGCTAGAACCCGTACACTTTCGGGCGGTTCAATCCCCAAGATTTTCTAATTGGTTTCAGATAGCACAGCAGATAAGCCGCCGCATCCGATATATGGTCAAGTCCCGAAGACTTGTCTGTGTCCTCTCCGTTATCCTTGTAGCAGTAGCCCTCCAGAGCTTCCTTCAGCTTCTTGCACCTTCCACGGGCCATAAAACAGTGACGCTCTCCCTTTGCGTTAAGGAAAGCCGTATTGACGGCATTGAACTTGTCGCGGGAAGAATAGGGAGCTTTCGGACAGCAGACGCGGAAACGGTTTCGCCTTAAAATCTCATAGTCAGTCTCACCAACGGCAGCCGAAGTCTGCCTTTTCCTACAGGTCGGGTCAGGGTAGGCGAATATGTCTGCTTTCGGAAATTTCTTTCTGATAGAGTTGCAGAGAATCTGCGTGTTGGAGTTCGGCTCGACAATCTCATCAAAGAAGATGACATCCTCGCCCTGCTTTACGGCAATCGCCGCCGTCATAGGATTCACATTGAAGTCGATTCCCACATGAACATCCACGCTTCCTTTTCCCCAGCTCTCATCAAGGTCTATAAGGTTCTGCTCGCGGTCGAACATGTCATATACGCGGGAAGCAAGGTTCTCAAACGAGGCAAGGTATTCCTGAGCGAACATCTTCGGAGACATCTGCCTTTTTGATGCCTCAATTTCCTCCGGGTCTACATTGCCACCCTCAAGGGTAGTGAACTGAAATGCAGCCCAGTCCTCATCTTCAAGAGCTTCCTTGTACATCTTGTAGAACCAGTTGTAGCCTTTTGGAGTTGAGACAAGGATTGCGTCACCCTTCTTGTCAGCGAGGGCAGGACGAATGATTTCCCATACCCCGTCCTTCATAAATCCGCATTCGTCAAGAATCACGCGGTTAAGTGAAGAACCTCGTAAATGCTCAGGATTATCAGCCGTAACAACATAAAGGATTGAGCCGTTTATGAACTTGTAGGCCTTATCCATTTTGTTGACTTCAGAAACCCATTCTTTAGGCACATTCTTCGGAAGCCAGTCATCCCACATGATTTTCTTCGCCATGTCCCAAGTAGGGGCTACATACCAGATGACTGAATTTGGAACTGAAACCTGCTCAAGAATGGCAGCCCCTGAGACAAAAGATTTACCGAATCGTCGTCCGGCGTTTACTATCTTGAATCGGTGCGGGTCGCGGAGGATAGTAAGCTGAGGTTTTGTAAGTCGGAAAGGTATTCCTGCCATTACTCGTCCTCCGCGTCAGCTATCATCTCGGAGCCGTCTTCAAACATGATTCCAAACTTCGCAGGCCCGTCATAATCGTCAGGATCATCCTCAGCCCGTGAGGCTTTTTCCGTAATCTGCTCCAGCGTATCTCCTCGCTCGGCGAATATAATTGCCGGAATCTCGTGCTTGTTTTCCTGTTTCTGAACTGGTGCGCGGCCAAAAAGTCTCTCCGCAATCACTTTTGCAGCCGATGTCGCGTCCTTGTCGCTCTCCGCGTAAATTGCTGTTTTGTAAAGCCTGTCAACTACAGCCTGCCATTGGGTTGTTTTCTCGCCGGACAACGGCGACTCAACATACTGATTCGCCGCATACGACATGGCATCGGCGAGTGCTTTCTTGGAGCCTGAGTAAGGTTTGTTGTTGATTTTGTTTGTAGGTGAAATGATTCCCATCGGAATCAAGGATAGAATTAAAAAAAACAGACCTTAAACGAAAAAAGGCACGGAATGTTCCGTGCCGTCTCTTTACGCCTCTTTTTTCTCAGGAGGAGGATTCTTCTGCTGCTCGCTCCAGCTCATCTGCAAGCGGAGAATCATGTCAAAGCTGTCCTTTGCGGGAAGCTCTCCCAATGCCCTGAGAATAAGGTTCGTGTCCTTCTCATTAAGTTCTATCGTCATAGACAGAAGCATAAGGGAAAATTACAAATAGCTTAAAATTTGAAAAAAAAGCCGCGCTGGGGATTCAATGCGCGGCAGGGGAGGTAGTAAATGCCAAATAGATTAACCTGATATTATCGCAATCCCGTTTTTAATTCAAGGTCTTAATTTTTTTTTTCATTTTTTTAGGAAAACATTTAAGCTCTTTTTTTTTCTGACTTACTCTTACATCGTTGGAAGTAAACCACCCAACTTTTGAAAGACACGAACTCAATTCCAGAAACCTTTATGATGCAGGTTTTGTCGAATCGTCTGTTCGTGTGCGATTCAGCGGGTGGTTCCGCAAGGCAAAGCCTCTGTCATAAAGGTTTTTGTTTTTTGGTGGTTATTTCCAACCGATTCGTAATCCTAACGGCACGGCTCCGCGAAAACGGAGAGAGCGACACTTCCATACGAATTGAAACTTAACGGCAGTACCTCGTGTGAAGGCCAATTTTGCAATAGAGGATAGTCCGAGAGAAAACTTCGGCGGCAGCCAATAACCCGGAGAGAAAACCGTAAAAATCTGCCGCGGGCGTACCAGACGACAACGCGTGATGCGACTTGGGAACCCCGTTTATCTTAACGGACAAAACTGCACCAGTAGAGGCTTGAAAGGTAGACACGCTGGGCAAAGGTCTTGTAAGAGATTAGAGTCACACCCGTCACTGACGCTTACACGCTCGGTGATACCACTAAATGTGAGTAGTTAGCCATAGGGAAAAAACACGAAAAAAAATCGTGCGGATTCCCTAGGGCTGTCTACGCACTAGTCACCTAATCGGTGACTAGAAGAGGAAAGGAAGTCTGAGGGATTGTCGGAAGGGGAAAGTTGAAAGGTTGTCAAAAAAGAGAGTGCATGAACTCTTCTTCGCGGAGCGTAAGCGTAGCGACTGACGAAGCGATAGCGTAGTCAGTCAATCTTTACATAAGGAGAAGCTAAATGATAATCACGGAATCTTGGTTAAGGGACAATATGAACGGTGGAATCGGAGTGACCGCAAGGCAGCTCCGTGCTTTGGGATTATCCTGGCCACCTCAGAAAGGTTGACTCAAAGGAATCCTCGGTAAAGAGATAACCGAGGAGCAGAAGGCAGCCTTTGAGAAAGGGAAAAAGACTGACAGCAAGAACACAGAATTTTCTTCTTCCCAGAATACTTCTTCCAAAGGAATGTCATTCGATGTAACAGAAATTCTTACCCTTACGAAAAATCTTTCTGTAACAGAATTTAAAGATACGCCTCTCGCCAAATACGGTTATCTGAATATTCAGCCAAATGTATGTGTTCTTTGCGGAATATCACTTAAATCAGTAGTCAGAGAAGATTTTAGAAATGACATTCAGCTTGTGTCTGTATGCGATGATTGTCTGAACCGTCTCGATAAGGAAACGATAAATGATACTGTCCCACCTGTAAAAAAGGCCGTTGTTGAATTTCAACCAGTACATAACCTTACCTTTGATGACATGAGATTATGTCCTATACAGACGAGGGCTTGAAAATTTTCTTTTTTTTTAAAATTGAATCGATACTTTGAAATTGCAGGAAAAACGGGTTTTTATTTTATGAAATCTATTCTGTCCCTTGGCGGGAAGCGAATCGTGAAAACAGTCTTTCCATTTGCGTTTGACACTGCGAAATCAGAATGACGCAATATGTTCATTCCTACAACAAAATCATGCGGGTTATCATCATTCGTTATCTCTACAATTTCAGGAACAAACATAACATAGTCATCAATCCATATCTCACCTGCGTATACCCTTGCAAAAACATTTTTGTCCGTTGCCGTATTGATATACGCCTCACGCACTATCGTCAACTACCCCCACCTGAAAGAGGGGGCTTATAGTTTCTAACCTACAATTTTATTTATAACTTAATACCCAGTCTACCGAGCAGCCGAGTTTGTGACAAATATCATAAATAGTCCGAATAGACAATGGCCTATCATTGCGTAATTTTGTCCTTGTCTCAGGCGTAAGCCCTTTAGCCTTGTAATGACGCTCCCTTGAAGATGTATACCCTTTCTCAATGCCCCTTGATTTCAGAGATGCTTTAAGAGCCTCCTCGCCAAGTCCGCTTACAAGCCCGTTCCTTCTCCTGTATGGCTCTATGCTATCAAGCAAATCATTCGCATTTTTTAATCCGTCAGTTTTGCCATCATTTACTTTCGCAAGAAATCCGTCTATCAGTTCCCACAACGGAGCATAGGTCAGTTCACCTTTTGATTCATCAGGTGGGGTATATTCCCTTTTATGTGAAGCGAACCATTCTGTCTGCATAGCATTCGGCTCTATCCCCTTGAAATCGACCACTTCTGACACAGGCACATTTAACGCCCAAGCAATACGAGCCAGTATGTCTGTCTTTGGAAAAACCCAGCCCGTTATAATCGCGGATATTTTTGACTGCGTTATTCCGACATCTGCGGCAACATATTTCGATGCCGTTTTCTTTTTCGTTATACATTCCTTCAGTTTTGAGAAATCTACAAGCGATTCATAATCTATATCAGCCATAAAAAACCCGTAATTTTTGATACTTTTTAATGTTTTTCCGTTATTTTTATTTCCAAATAACATTTGGAGTATACAATCTAATTTTATTCCTGTCAATGTTTTTCGAGTAATTTATTACTTATCTTGACATTCTACAGAGGCGTTCCTAAGTTATGAAAGAAAGCAAATAATGATCTTTTCACTAACTAACTGTCTATATTTTTTATTCTTTCCTCTTATTTATTGTGTCATTATTTCCCTATCTTATGTGTCATTTTTACCCACCCCTTGAAAAAATCCTTTTATCGCTAGAGGGGATAAGGAGCGCCTTTCCAACTTTTCGCACCCCCTCTGGGGGGATAATACACGCTCCAGGAGTTTAGAAAAAAAATGTAAAAAAAATAAAAAATATTTCAAAAAACACTTGACATAAAAAAATAGCCATGGTATATTTTAATCATGGAGGGGCAAGAAAAGCCCTAAAGATAAAAAAAGCCGACAGAGGGCAAGAGAAGTTAAGGATATTTTATACACTTCTTTTCTATCTGTCAGACAACGGCAAGAGTAAAACTTGAATAAAACCTAGTCACAAGGCTAGTAACAAAAAACAATAAAGGCGGATATATCCGCAAGAGGTAAACCATGAAAAAGACACTTGAAAACGCTAGAAAAGCGATAATCACTAACACTGAAAAAGAGAGAATTCTTGAACAGTCGGAAATTCTTTCTAACAAATTGACGGAAAAAGAGAAAATAATAGCCGACTATCTTTTTAATGAATTGATAGCGACTAAAAAAATCGGCATCGGCTATCAGTTCGGATTAAAGAGATTTAATGCTATGTTTATAAATTGGACTAATGGCAAGACAACGGAAAAGGCTAGCATTATTCCGACTGTTAAAGAAATTTCCAACGCTTGCAAGTCTCTTTATAAACAGTGTAAAGAATTTGAATTCTTTCCGATTGTAAGGACTAATTCAGACGGGGCAATCATTATAGATTGTATCAAATGGACTGAAGAATTCTACACGGAAAAGAAAGAGGGAAAGGCAAAAGAAAAGAAAGAAAAGCCCTTTGAAATTGATTTTGAGTCTTTGTCTCTTGCCTTGCGTGAATGTGACAACGAATGCTTAATAGACATTAAAAAAGAGATTGAGGAAATCTTGAAAAGCCGTGTAAAACTTGTAAAGAAATCGGCTTAAAAAGTCTGTTTATCGGATGCCCTTTAACAGAGGGCATCTATATAAACGGATTTTTGAAAGTCTTTTGATAGTCTTGAAAGTCGCTTTTTAAGTGGTTTTTAGGGTTGTGAAAAGATTAGTAAAATTTTCGGGGCGGTAAAAAATCGCTATCGCCTTTAATGTTCTTTGATTGCGTAAAATAAAGCCCTTACAAAGTGTCTACACTTTGGAGAGTTACACACTTTGTAAGGGAGAGAGAAACAAAGAATTGTTTCACGATATTTATATTATCGTTTCACACTTCTTTTTTCAATCCACTTTATTTTTTATCAGTCTTTCTTTTTCGGAATTCTCACCCTTCTTTTTAAGGTTTTCGGGAAGTCCTGCACGATGCGGATTTTATCGGAAGTCATAGAAACGAACGGAAGGAAAGACAAAAAACGGTTTAAGTGCTTTTAACCGTAGGGAAAAACAGAAAGCAAAAAACACTTTCAGAAAGTGTTTTCGATTGCAAGAAGATTAGCACGATGCTTTTTAAGGTTTCGGGAATGTCTTTACAGTGCTAAAGGCTACCTTAAAAAGACGCTTTGAGAATTTTATTAGCAATTCCCGACATTTTCAGAAAGTGGAAAACGAAAAGCAAGGTAGATTTACAATCGAATTTTGCTTTTCGGTCAATCAGAAAAACAACGAATGAAAAGCCCGATTGTCGCTTTTAAGTGGTAGTCGGGCTTTTTGATTGGTTGCTTTTTAGCAATGCCGGATTTTTCGGCAAGGGGGAAATAATGCCTAACTACTGTTTGAATTATCAGCTTGATTTTGCGGTATCTCTTTTTAAGGATGCCTTCAAGAAGTCAAAGGAACTCCAGAGAAAAGACAACGCTAAAAAATGGGCGTCTATGGCCCTGGAGTCTTCACAAAAAAAAGCCATGAGAATGGCAAGGGGGAAATAATGTCTGAAATTGTTTTCAATCTGATTCTTGCGACGGCTTTAATAGCTCTTGTTTTCGGTTGTCTTTCTCTTGTTTGTGCATGGAGTGTCGGCGGTGAGTTTTACATCACGGCAAGCAAGGGAAGAAGAAAAAGTTTTTTTGAAAGGCTTTTTGACGGTCTCGAAAAAATGGGGGAATTTTAAAATGATTAGTGACGAAATTTTTGAGTATATCACTGTCGAGGAATTCGAGAGAATTCTTAACGGTGATTTCTTTTCTGAGACAACTCTTTAAGGGGGCGTTTTATGAGTCATCTTGAATTTGACAAAAAAGAATTCCGTTTCTCGCTTACTGGCGACTGCATCACGGTTTTTTGTGACGGTGTGAAAATCTATCACAAATTTTATGGAACGCATGAGGAAGCCAAAAAGGCTTTCTTGAAAATCGCTTAGTTTTTGAGGTTTTCCATGAATAACGGCAACTTTCAGAAAATCATCAGATTCAAGGATAAGCACGGCAAATTACATAGCTATTTTGCTACTTATCGGGATTTCACGATTCTTCCCGAACAATGGGAAGAGATTCAGAAAATTATCAATTCTTAAGGCTTGCTTTTACGGCAAGCCTTTTTTATTGGAGGTCTAATTATGAAAACACAGATTGAACTTTTGAAAGAATGGAATGACTACGAAAAACAAAGTCGTGTAGCCCGTGAATTTTTCCGTGATTGGTGGCGTGATAACCTTATTTTTAAAGGTGGCACTGACAAAGGAAGCGTTGATGAGCGCTTCGGGCTTGCATACACATCTAGTTCAGATTTTGCCGCGATGTGGAACACGAATTCGGAGTATGTCTACAAGTATATGCCCGATTACGCTTTTAGGGGTATCGCTATCACGACTGAAAATGTCGTCGTCGCTTATTTAGATTGGCTTGAAGATGATTTCAAGTTTATTCTTGTGCCTATCGGAAAAATTAGGGGGTAATTATGACTTTGGAAGATTTTGAAAAAGAGTTTGAGGGCAAAGGTTTTTCCGAGCCACAGAAGGCTTATATCACCGCAAAGGCTTGGAAAGAATTTCTTGAGAAACAAGAAGATGAAGTTGCCGAGCAAATTGTCTACGAGCATAATTTCTTCTACCCGAAGGATTGGTGCGGACATAAGAAAGGCGAGCGTATAACAAGCGGTTTTGATTCTTGTGCACTTACGGCTGACCAAAAGGAATGGGATCGATTTTACGCTCTTGTTTACGCTGAATACGAGAAAAGGGGGATTGCACAAGGTTTCGGAAAGTCTCTCACTTATGAATCTCACAAGATTTTTGACAAGGCTTGCTCGATTCTGATTGATTGGCTTTTCGAGAAAGTCCACGCTGACAAAGAACTCGAAAAGAAGTTTCCCGTCACTGACTTGGATTGGGTTAAAAAACACATCGGTTATCGGGAAAAGTTCTGCGAGATTGCCATGAAAATAAAGGGGGTGGCTTAAATGAAGAAGAACAAATACATCTATTGGTGGGTCATTCAGACCTGGTATCCAAATTATGGGTGGGAAGATGTCTCTTTTTATGACAAGAAGGAATCGACTTGGAAAGATGTCATGCATGATTATAGGGAATACAAGATTGCCGAACAAGCACCGCACCGCATTATTTCCCGAAGGACATTAAACGAGGAGGAAAGCGATGAATAAACCGCAGGCAGTTAAACTTTTTACGGATTATAATAAGCCGTTTTCCGATTATTGGGCTATGCAATTAGCATGGTCTTGTTTCGTGGACGGTCTGGAGCGTGACGGACATATCTCAATGAAACAACAAGCAAATTGGGGCAATCCTTGCACTCCCGAAATATTCAAAAGATTCAACAAGAAATTCAAGGGCGGTGAGTAACCGCTCTTTTTTATTGCAAGCCAACTAAACGGCAAGGAGATTAAATTTTGTATTTGATAAATCCTTTATGCAAAAACAAAAAAGTCGTTACTTTTGACGGCTTATTTTTCCCTCATTTGTTTGAGTCTGGAGATAATTTTTACGCAGAACAACAGGGGAATAATTTGTATGTAGAGACAACTCTGTCTGAAATTGCTTTGATAAAGCAGAGAATAAGGCTTTTTGAAAGTGAGGAGTTGAAATGAAAGAGAATATCACTGTTTTACGGAATTATGAAATCAACGGGAGGTTGTACAACTTTTGGGCGGTCGGCGAATCCGATAACGGTTATCTTTGGATGGCTTGTTACGATTTTGACGGACGAATAGCAAGAGAGGTTACAAAAGAGCGATTTACATCTTTAGACGAGGCAATAAATTTTGTCAAGGAGATTGCATAATGAAAAAGATTACAGGAAAACAGGTTAAAGAAGCCGTTGAATGGCTCTATGAAAATAAATGCGGTTGCTGTCATTTTCCCCTGCTTACTGACGACAAGGGGCGTGAATGGTCTATCGTCATCGGCTGGTCTGACGGATTCGACGAAAACGAAGAAGGGTATTTCTCTGACGAAGGCTTTCATATCTGCTCAAAAATCGCCTTTCAGGAATGGAACGCAAGTATGCAGACCGATTACGACTGGGATTTTACGATGCCCTGTTATCCGAATTCAAACGACATTTGCGACACCTCCACGGACATTGCGAGGGATGTCGAGTGGGATTCCTACGCTGATTTTCTTAACAAGGAATTCAAGGATGTAACCGATTTGTGTGCTTATTTCGAGCTTGAAGAAGAGGAGGCCGCATAATGAAAAAGGTTTATGAGAACGCAAGCTGCAAGGTTTTCCCAGGATTTTACGATTCTTTGCTTTACAACCCGGACACGCTCTGCACTCTCGATTACGGACAACTTCCCGAAGGTTTCTGCTGGGAATTCGTGGAAGGCGGGTATCAGAGCTTCTGCAAAGAGACCTGTGAGGACTGGGTTTCTGCAATGCAGGACGCTCTTGAAAACTCAATATATGCAAACCATGACAACCCGCTCGGACTGAAAATCGGCAAATACTGCGGTATGTGGTCGCCGAAAGAATACAACTTCTACACGGACAAAATTCTGTTCAATGTCGAAGTCAATCTTAACAAACTGAAGGAATACTGCTGGAAAACTTGCCGTGAGGAATTCGACAAATACCTTTATGAAAATTGGTCTGACAGACCCGGTTTCTGGTCATTCGTCCCGAACTCTGTATGCGGATTTGAGTATAAGTACAAGCGGGGTAAAGACAAAGATATGCTCATCGACATTATGATTGAGTGGTATCTCTTGAAGTTTATCGACTTTCAGGATGTCGAGTATTCAGTCCTTGAAAATGACTATGAACGGCTTTATGAGAACATCACTTTACAGAGTGAAGATGATTGGTCTCTCTGGGATTTCGAGTACGACAACGAAAAAGGTCGTTATGTTCCTACGCATAAATTGGAGGTGGCGTGATGTCTTACGCAGAAGGCAAGAAAAGGGCAAGAAACGAAGCTATTGAATGGCAGAACACTTTCATCGAGGGCAAAACTTATTATTGGTCGGAAATAGCTGAATTTACAGACTATTTTTCAAAATTGGCTAAACGCTACGGACTTATCCGTGAGTTTAGGGAAAACGGAATTATTTAGACCGCTAACTATAGCGGTCTTTTTTATTGGAGGTATAAAAATGCTTAATGAGTGCAAGGTTGAAGGCAAGGTGCTTTCTATTTGGGAGACAAACAAGGGGTTCATGTCCATGAAAATCGCAGTTCCGCATCAGCATTTCGAGAACGGCGAGCGAAAATTCGTGGAGTCGATGATTACGCCGATTTTCACTGACAAGAAAAAGTTTACCGTGGCTGATGTCCTTATCGGCGACAAAGTGCGGGTAACTGGCTACATCTATAACTGGGTGCGGGTGTCGCCTGCCGGTAACACTCATCAGGAACTCAAATTCTACGCTGATGATATTGAAATCATCAGTTTCGCAAAAGGTTGATTAAGTTACAAAAGTAACTTAATATAATAAAAAGTAACAGAAGTTACCATAAAGCCGATAACGGCGAGGACGAAAAAAAAATGAAAATCGAACTTACAAAAGACGAGATTAGGACGCTCTGGGTGATGTTGATGTCGGAGCTTTCTGACGGAAACAAGGAACTCGCAATGAAATTCACAAAAGCATTAAAGGAGGCTAAATAATGACAGCAATGAATCAGATTTTACTTGAATGTACCGTTTGCGAAGATGCCAAGACTACAGAAGAAGTAACAATTTGCCCCGTGTTATACACGAGTGATTACAAAAACGCAAAAGGCGAGATTGTGAAGGAAAAGGCGTTTTTTGACATCGAACTTTACGGAGGATTCGGGGAGATGCTTAAACCTTCTCTTAAAAAGGGAAAGGAAATCCGAATCGTCGGACGCTTGAAGCAAGAACGGTATACAGATTCTTACGGCAAGGAACATTCAAAAGTCTCTATCATCGCAGAGCATATCGATTTCAAGAAAACAGAAGAGGAGCGGTATTTATGAGGCGAATCGACAAGCTGAACGGCTTGAAGGCATGGTGGAACAGACTTTGCAAGCCACAGTACAAAATCAGGATTTCGGCAGATGCGCTGAAAGCTGAGTGCCTTTCAGAATACGAAAACACAGGCTCAGTTGAAATGAGACACTATCAGTCGAAAGACGGATGCCCACACAATTTTTGGAACTAACAAGGAGAAATAATTATGGCAATTTACACATTTTCACCATTCGGATATGACGGCTCAATCGTTACGGTTGAGGCAGATTTAAGAAGAGGAATTCCCGCCGTTGACATCGTAGGTCTTGCTGACGGAGCGGTAAAGGAATCAAGGGAAAGAATGAAAGCCGCTATCCGCAACAGTGGCTTTGAGCTTCCTGCTGAGCGGATTCTTATCTCGCTCTCGCCTTGCGACTTGAAGAAGGAAGGAGCGGGCTTTGACCTGTCGATTGCCCTTGCCGTTCTCGCAGAGAAAGAAGACTATCCGAGAAGCCAGGCAGCAAAAGTCATGGTAATGGGTGAGCTTGAGCTGAGCGGAAAGCTCCGCCCCGTAAAAGCCGTTTATCCCGCACTTGTCGCCGCCGTGGAAAGCGGTATCGGGTACGCAATCGTTCCGAAAGGAAGCGAGACCGCCGTTCCGAATGGAATCAATGTCGAGTATGCCGAGGATTTGCGGGAAGCCTATGACGCTCTTTGCAGGTTTGACGAAGATGAGTGTTACGGCAACGATTCCGATGAAGAGGAGAAAGAGGAGAATACTGAAATGAAAATCGAGTTTGACGAAATCCCCGAAAACAACCTTGATTCAATCGAAGGACACAACGGATTGAAATACGCTATGGCGGTGGCGGTCGCTGGCGGTCATCATCTGCTCGCTTATGGGGCACCTGGTTGCGGTAAGACAATGACCTTACAGCACTTGCCCGAACTTATGCCGAAACTTCTTCACGAGGAATCACAGTCAACGACAAGGATTTATTCGCTTGCGGGCCTGCTCAATCCTAATGAAGGGTTTATGAAACGAAGACCTTTCCGTATGCCACATCAGACGGCAACCATTGAAGGAATGTGTGGTGGTGGAGTTCATGTAAGGCCAGGTGAGATAAGCCTTGCACACAACGGTGTCCTTTTCCTTGACGAGGCCGCTGAGTTCAGAAGTTCTGTCTTGCAGATGTTGAGAGTTCCGCTTGAAACACACTCAATCACACTTGCAAGAGCGGGAAGATGTACAATTTATCCCGCAAGGTTTCAGCTCGTAATGGCAACGAATCCTTGTCCGTGCGGTAACTACGGAAGCAAGGATAAGATTTGTCTCTGTTCTGCAAAGTCAGTCGAGATGTATTGGCGAAAGTTCAGTGGCCCACTTCTTGACCGAATCTCAATCCGATTCAATGTCGAAGATGATGAATTCAGCGGTGACGATTACTCGCTTGAAAACCTTAGACGAAGAATTAAACTCGCTTGGGAGCGACAGTACAAGCGACAGGGAAAACTCAACCAAGACCTTAACCCACAGGAAGTATTGGACTTTATCAAGACAACTGACGGAGTTAAGAGTGAATTGTCAAATCTCAATCTAAGCGTAAGAGCAACGACGAATATCTTGAAGCTTGCAAGGACGATTGCTGACATGACAGACATCGAAGAGGCAGAAGTCATTACAGAACGGCATCTTGATCTGGCTTTGCAAATTCATGGTCACTTGCCAGGAATTGTAGAAGACATGGGATTTTAATTTAACGGTTTGCCGATTCCGTTCAAAAATCGGCGTAGCTTTAATCAGCCATCCAAAGACGGCAAGGAGATTTACCATGAATGAAGAAGATATTATTAACAACCTTAATTCAAAGATTAAAGAATTATTTATAGAACTTGATTACATTCGGACGCAAAAACCAAGTTCTGAATATTTTCCTGTAGAGTGGAAGGAAACAGAACTTATGAAGATAAGAGGGTATTGGGGAAATGAAGAAGAATGGGACAATCTTTATTGGTTTGAAGATAAAAAAGATTCTCTTACCTTCTGTTTTCAGGACGGGGATTCTTACCTAGCCAGCATCGGTATTCGCAAGGACTGTTCTATTTATCGTAATGGACACAGTTCCGTCTCCACCGCAGGAACAGAATTCAAATTCTTTTTAGTTGCAAATTATGAAAATATTATCAATGATTTCAAAAATAGAATTAAAAAAGAAAAAGAAGAAATAGCTGCTGAAAAAAAACAGAGAGAAAATGAAAAAAGGGATAGAGAGGAAAAGCTTACTTTTCTTGCTGAAAAGTATTTAGCCTAAAACTTAGCCGTCAAGGAGAATGAATTATGGATTTGAACGAACTGAATGAAATTAGGGAAACTTCAAACAGGCTGAAAGAACTTATTAGTTCTTATTCAGAAAATACACAAAAAATAAAAAATAACAATCAAAAACGAATCGAAGATTTATATTCTCAGATTCTTGATTATATCAAAAACACTTTGTTTCCGTCATACAAAGAGTTTTACATCCAGTATCATAATGAAGAATTCAAAATTGCCTGGATTCCGTCTGATATTTCTCGTTTTTACTACAACTCATTGTATTTAAGAGCCAGTGACAGTACCTTTGAGAACCTTATCTTTGACACATCAGCTAAGAGAATTACAGACAATGATAAACAGCAGATAGTCTTACACTGGCAAAAAATAAAAGAACAAATCATTAAAGAAATGGAAGAGCACAAAAGATCATGTCTTTCTTCATTTGAATATCACAGAAAGCTTGAGTTAGAGTTATCCAGTTCGCTTGATGCTTTTGAACTGTAAAGGAGGCTTAACTATGGAAATCTTATTCAGAAACAAACGCAACACCGCAAAACTCTGTATGAAAGTAAGTTGTGTAAATGTTTTTGAGTTGGAAGAATACGAAATCCGTAAACTTAATCAGATACTTTCATACAATGACGGGTATAAGTGGGAGCCTGTAAGGACAGGCTTCGCTTATGACAACAATCTGCCACTGATAGGAGCGTAAAAGATGTGGTTTGTATTCGATTCTAAAGAACGAAATATTCTGTACGCAAAATTTGAGACAGAGTTTGAAGCAAGAATGTATGCGAGAAAAATAGACGGTTATGCCGTTTGGAATTGTTAAACAAGGAGCGTGAAAAATGAAAAAACTTTATTTGAAAGCTGACAGCTTAGGGTATCTTGAATACTTAAAATCTCTTCCGAAAGTATCTCAGGCAGACTTGATGATAAATCCAAAAAAAGACGATTTTGGAAGATACAGAGGAACTTTGCCGAATGGTTTTCAAGAAGCCTGTGCAAAACATATCTGCGAATATAAAGGAGCGTAAGATATGACAAAAATAAAAAGGCTTTATGAACAATATGACTGTAAACATCACCCAAGTATTCATATAAGCGGCTCAGTTCGTGGAATGAAGAAATGCGGGTATTGGAAAAAAGATGATGTAATCGTTCGTGTTGGTAATTACTATTACAACCTATCGATTTATGTAGATTAAGGAGTTTAATTATGAACTTCAAGGAACAGATAATTGACGGGCTTAATCAACTCGCTAAAACATGGGAAGTAAAGTTCATTCACAAGGGGAAATGGGAAGGATGTACGGTGTCAGCCGTATATCTTGAGCGATGTATAGTTTCTGTTTTCTTCAAGGAAAATGACTGCGAGTATCAATGCAATTCTGATGCATTTATTGACCTCCTGCTTAGAGGCGAGATGTTGTCAGTAAGGAATTACATAGAAAAGGAAATATATCCACGTTATTAGGAGGATTAAATATGTATTACTTCAACACACAGGTAAAGGACACGGTTCAGCCGATTGACGTAAACGAGAGGAACTTCCCTCATATCTGGAACTCAAAGGATTTCTCAAAGGCAATTTACATCGAGAAGAAAGACGGAAACATCTATGTCGAGACACTCTCGGACGATCTGGATTACATTAAGAACGCTATTGAGAGTTTTGAGGGCAGGGCAACAGAAACAATCTGCGAGATAAAATGGACTGTTGATGATTTGCGTATGGTGTATGAACGCAAGTACGGACACAATGCTACAGACGACGAGATTGAGGAACTTGTAAACAATATCAACTGGAAACGAGTTGAAGAGGTTGGTATTGAGAACGGCTGGGAAATCATTGACGCTGTAATCTAGGGAGACTGATTATGAACAAATATAAATTTAAGTGGAATATGACCGAAGAACAGTTCAGCAGAATGAAAGATACTCTTGCGAAAAACTGTTTTGATGCAAAAAATGTTTATGGTCATTGTTTGATAGGCAAGTACGACATTGAGCTTGTCTTTGAACAGCAAGCAGAAATAGAGCCAAAAATCCTTTTGAACTTCTATCATCTTGGAGTTGATTCTGGGTATGGATATACGAAATCCGGGCAACCGTATGACTACGAGGACGGAACTTCTATCAGCTATGAATCCATCAAAGATTTATCATTTGAGGATTTTAAGAAAAAAACTGAAACCGAAATCATCAAATTTTTCTTACACATTAGCGTATTAGAGGCAAGAAAACTGAACGAACAGTTCTTGAAAAAAGAAGTTACCTGTGCACTTGCTGATTGGAGGTAAATATGGGGATTGAAATATTCACAGGAGGCACGGCAGATATAAGGATGATTAAAAAAGACCTTTATTCTGTCGTAATAAGGTCTGCTAATGGAAATCAGATTGCGGAGCTTAAAATTGACGACAACCTTGAAGACTCATGGTATGGCTTTAAGGTCGGAGATGAAGAATATGACATCAACATTTACAGCGGTGAATTGTTTGGAACCGGGGATGCTAAGTGGGGAGCTACTGTATATCCTGTCAAAAACGGTCTGACAGATACAGGAGTATATATACAGTTGAATGTAAAGGAGGTCTAAATGAAAACAGGCGTGATTGAAAATCATAGGACAGTTTTTGCAGGTTCCAAAGATGAGTTCATCTCTTATGTGGCCGAGCAGATTTTTACAGACTGTCAGAAAAAGAAATCAGAGTTCAAAGGAATTGATTTCGGAAGTATAGGTTGCCTCATAACCGACTATACGGATATGCAAAAATTATATGACAACACTTCTTCGTGGTGCGGAATTATTGCTCTGCCGAATCACTTTGAGGCATACGCAAACCGACAGTTCATTTGCGACTATTACGGCGGCGGTATTTTCGGAGTATGCGACATTTACACTGACGATATGGATATTGAGTCGGTCAAAAAAGATGTTGCAAAAATGCTGGAAGAATGCCTTGAAATTTCTGACTACTCAATCGTTTGGGAAAACGCTGAATAAGAGGAGGATAAATATTATGAATAAATGGACTTATGTTACCACTGCGAAAGACGCAAAACTGTTTAATACTGTATATGTGACGGACGATCCGCTTTTACTGTTCGACTCCAAAGAAGAGGCATACTCTTGTGCCGTCGAATATGCGGAGCAGGAATGTGAATCCTTGAACGAAGGCTGTGACGAGAGACTGTCATTCGGTGTTCCAGAAGATAACCTGTACGAATCTATGGACGAGGTAAAGGTCTGTTGCTATGACGAGGATAATGACACAGAAATCGTAACGAGACGCTCTATCAGAAGCGTAAGGAGCTAGATATGAAAAAGATATTCGCACGAATCGGAATGGAACTGAATGTGACGGACGAAGAATTTGAAAGGCTTCAAAAGAAATACACCTACGAGAGCGAGCTTTCGGTAGAAGATGCAAAAATGTTTCTGGAGAAAGGTTCTATGCTCGTTGACCGATATACGGACAGCTACATTCCTCAGAGCGAGTTTGAAGAGCCAAGAACACCCGATGTAGTAACATGGGATAACATCTTCGATGATGCGATGGGAACTGTCGGCATGGACTACAGGCTTAAGGTTAAAGATAACGCAAGGGCGTATATCACAGGTTACGCAAAAGAAAAGTTCGGCATTGACATTGAAAGTGAGGAATGTCCTGAAGATGCTATTTTCGACTTCTTAAAAGAACATCCCGAATGTGACAGATTCAATACAGACGGACAGATGCTGATTGCGATTGAATCATAGGAGTGGAATAAATGAAAATCAATATTGCTGTAATGGACTATTGTTCCGGCTCAATCAAGATGTACTCTCCCGATTTACGGGACGAAATACAGAGCGAAGATGTAGAAAACTGGCTCTATAACAACACAGAGTACAAGGATGACCAGTGTTACTATATGTTCTCAAAAGACGAAATCGAAGTCGAATACAATTAAGGAGGCTCGCCATGAAATACAATTTTATGATTACGGAATATCTTCGCCGCTCCGTGCGTGTTGAAGCAGAGGACGCTGAAGAAGCATATCAGAAAGTCGAGGATTTGCTCAGCAAGGATAAAATAGACCTGACTGTAGACGATTTCTCTGACCGTGACATTCAGACTATTGACGACTTTGAGAACTCAGAAGGTCGGACTTGTGACGAGACATATCCTGTTGATGATGACTTCTCTGAACCGACAAAAACTTTTGAGCAGCGAGAATACAAAGGCATTACATTTCCGATTCGTGAGTGTGAGTGGACTAAAAACGGAGTGACAAGAAGTCGGTTCGTCGGCAGTGAGATAATGAGCGATATTCTTTGGAACGGAAAGAACGAACTGACTGACGAAGATGCTTTGGAAATCGACCGTGGTATTGCTTACTATGTTCCACATGACCTTATCATAAACGGTTCTGATGATGAAATCTTTGACTATATCTTTAGAGAGATTGAACAGGAAATCATGGAGATTTTCGAGGAGGAGTAAAAATGAAACACGAAAGAAATGTTTATGTAGGAACATTCGACGAATTCAGGGAATTCATCATCGACAGGATTTACGAGGACTGCCAGAACGAAAGACATTCCGATTTCAAGAACTATGACTTTGCTTTCTGCTACACTCTCAATGATTTATCCTTGCCTGTAAAGGAATTGTACGACGATGCGGAAGGTTGGTTCGGAATTAAGTACCTTGACACTGGCTTTGGAAGTTCGGACTGGCGGCAGTTCGTGTCGGACTATTACGGCGGAGGCGATTTTGGAGTCTGCTCAATCTTCCTTGATGACCTCGACCGTGATTATGTGGCAAGGGAAGTTGAGAAAATGATTGCCATGACTTTCGGTCACAGACATAGCTCTGACATCTGCGTATGGGAGGAAGAAAAATGAAAAATGACCCTATGTACAACAAAGGCTACGATGACGGATTTGCTGACGGAGCAAACCAGTTCGACACGCTTTTTGCCGAGGCGATCGCAAATTACATGGTTGTAGAAGGAACCGGCTCAACCTTGTCGGGGAACCGCATATTTGACTTTGACGAAATCTGCGGGCATTTCCATATCACAAAGGAACGGCTTGAGGAGCTGAAGGACGAGATTGTAAGCCTGCTTGATTCAAAGCCCCAGCTCTGTGACACGGACGGAGTGTGGGTGGACGATGATTCATTCAACCTTATGTTTTTCTTAAACTATTGCGATGTGGAGGAGGATGAATGACGATTCAAGAGTTATTCGACGAGCTGAGAAAAGAACCTGATTGGTCAAAGGAAGTCGCTATCTTTGTAGGTGACTCGCTCTTGAAAATTAAAAGTGCAGTCCCGAATCTGATAAATGAAACTCAGCTTATTTTGGATGTTGAAGAAAATTAGTGCAAACATTACGGTTTCGTGCTAAAATGTTAATTTAAGGTTTGTTTTGGTAAAAAAATAAGAAGGAGTCGAGTATGCCATTGAATACCCTTACAGCAAAAGAACTTATGGATTGTAGCCTAAATGACTTTATTTCAATTCTTGATGAGTCAATCAATTTATTGAAAGACAGAAGCTCATCGGTAGTTTCTACCGTCTGTAACCTAAAAGCGGAGGTCGAAAAACTTCTTCTTTCAGAAGAAAATATTGATTTCAGGCTTATAGAGTTGAAAAAAAAGTTTTGGCAGATATTCGTACTGAATGACCATATATTCAACCACAAAAAAAGGAATAATCATAAGGAAAAAGATGTTATGCAAGAAATTCTTGACACATTAAGTCAGCCAAGCACATCCACCACCGTAAACAGCGTAGAAGAAGCCCGTCATCAATGGGCTGAATCTGATTTTAACAGAAGGGTTCAGCTTCTGCGTGAAAGAATCTCTGATGAGATAGATTATCTTGACATGAATAAAAGCCACGAAACGGCTAATGCGAACCTCTTTATGACAAATGAAATGAAAAAGCTTCTTACCGTTCAGATTTCAACCGAGGAAGAATTGGATTATACAGAGTGGCTTTTTAACGATGGGAATTTACGGACAAATGAAGAAATCCGGCAAAGGCAACAATCTCTTGAAAACACGAAATATGTCTTATCAGGAGATTTAAAATCTGACTGTGCCAAACGGACTTACTTCTTTTCACTGATACCATTTTTTATCACTTGCGGCATAATCGTACTTTGGTTTTACAGAGCGTCCTACCATAATTGGGGGCCAGCTCTCTTTTTTGGTTTGCCAGTCGGGATTGTTGTGGGAGGATTTGTCGGGTTAATAGGCTCTGCGATTGCTCATAACATAAATTCGTCTGCGGCAAAAAATCTGAATGTTCCAGAAGCCGATTACATAACACGGCTTGAAAAAGTGAAGATGGGTGTCTCAATCGGAGCGGCTGTCGGGGCGGCGGCACACACAGTCAGTCACGCCAAAAAATCCGTAAAGGACATTACCAATGTTGATGTCTGGAAGGAGATAAAATAAAAAGCGGGATGACAACCGCCCAAAACGCCACTAAGAAAAATTCGCCGAGGAGGTAGCTATGGATTACACAGATGAAAGATTCTTAAAAAAAATTGAACAGTATATTAAACAAACAGATTCTAAAAATTGCGATAGCCGCGCTTCTAACGAACTTAAAGAAATTTATGAAAAATATAAAACTCTCATCCGTAACCAAACTATCTCAAACACAGAAAGCACGGCATTTGAACTAAAAGAGTTGCGCGATGCGGCGTGTATCCTGTTGAATGACCATTCTGCTTCTACTGCCGTGTTGAATGATTCTTGTTTTATGAAACCTGACGCTGCTTTTTTGAGTGAGGTAAACATCTTCTTTGAAAATGTGCGAGAAAAACTTTCACAGAAAGAAAATTGGCTGAAAAATAGTAAAAGAATTGGTGATTGGGAATACAAATTCAATGAATATTGTACCGAAGAATACAGAAAAATCTTAAAAATGAACATTGCGACAGACAGAGACCTTGAGTACGCAGAATGGCTCTTCAATAACGGAGATTTGAGGGCTGAGCAAGAAAAGAATCAAAGGACAAAGACCTTAAACGATATGGATTATGTTATGTCGGGCGGATTACAAAGAGACTGTGCTAAACGGACTTATTCTCTATCCATAGCAATGTTCTTCATCGGTTTTGGCCTGATTCTGCTGCTTATCCGCAGAGTGGCAACAAGCTGGGCGGAGACTTTTATCATTGGCGGCATATTAGGCCTTATTATAGGCGGTTTACTCGGCCTGATCGGTTCTGCTGTCGCTCATGCGCAAAATGCGTCAAAAGCAAAGTCTATAGACTTGCCGGAAGCAGAGCGTATTGCAATGACAGAAAAAATAAAAATGGGAGTTTCTATCGGGGCCGCGAGCATCGCCGCCGCTGCTATTAGTCGTCATGCGTATAAAGCAGGAAAAGATGTAGCAAATGTAGACGGCTGGAAGGAGATGAAATAAAAAAAAAGTTACAAAAGTAACCTAAAGATATTGACTAAGTAACAAAAGATACTTATTATAAAGGCAGTTCAGATGTATCTGTTCTGCCTTGTACCTCGGACGGACACATTCTGTAAAAGTTTGTGTCCGTTTTTGTTTGTTAATAGGATATACAAATTATATAAAAGAATATATCTAAAAATATAATTCGTATATTTGTTAAGTAAGAGCAATGAAGGTTGGCTGTCAGAAGCCTTGATTGCTCTTGGCAATTTATTTTGTGCCGCTCATTCTGACAGGTGGGCGGTATTTTTTTTGAGGAGGCATAAATGACTTCTTACTCTCAGGAAAAAATAAGGGAAATCACGGAATGGTGGCTCGGCTCTCCGTTCCTTGAAAAATACAAGAAGATAGGCGAGGCCTACTTTAAAAAACTTGAGGCGGGAACGAAAAGAGAACCCGCAGGGAGGAGATAAATGAAATCATCGGAATCAATCAAAGATTTGTCTGCGGCTCTCGTGAAGGCTCAGTCAGAAATCAAGAACCTTTACCCAAGCTCAAAAGGCTATAGCTACGACTATGTGCCTTTGGAAAAAGTAATCGACATGCTGAAACCAATCCTGCCGAAATATGGGCTGACTTACATCCAGCTTCCGTATGGCGGGCAAAGCGGTACGACAGTAGGACTTACGACACGCATTATCCACGAATCCGGGGAATGGCTTGAGGAAACGGCTGAATTTCCTGTGACTGATATGAAAGGCGTAAACGCGACTCAGAAAGCAGGAGCCGCCATAACATACTTCCGCAGATATGCGCTTCTTGCGGCCTTTGGCATTACAGGAGACAAAGATGTGGACGCTAATGACAAGGCTTTTACATCACAGAATCCGAAGTCACAAACTCTCAACGAAAACCAGCAATCACCCACAAAAGCCGCTCCGCTGTATCAAGAAACGGCACAGTCAAAACAGCTTAAGAACGCCCTGCTTGACTGGATTGCGACAGGTGTTCTTAAAGACGGCTTTTTGAGCAAGGCTGAAATCCACATGTGGAACAATGACATAAAAGGAATGTCAGCCGTTATCGACTGGTGCAAATCACAGAAAACCGCATAAGGAGAGTAAATCATGGAGACATCACCTTTCTGCGACACTCTCCCGAAGAAGGAGAAGCACAAGTACATAATGCACGCCGTCAGCGAAGTCCTGAACGCAATGGAGGTCGGCACGAAGTTTTCGGGATCACAGCTTCCGAGAATGGTCTCCGACATTGAGCCGAAATGCAAGGACACTGAGGGCGAGACCATCAGACGCTATATGCGTTACCTGAGAGAGGGAAAGAACTACAGGATTGTCTGCGTAGACAGGAGCAGCTCAATCTATCAGAAACAAGCAAAGGAGGCCTGAATATGGCAGAAGAAAACAAAGTTGCCGAGAGCAACACAAGGACAAGAATCAAACTTACACAAACAAGCAAAGGATTGATTCAATGGGAAATATCAGCTGAGTATGATACTCCTGAGCAGAGTATCGAAATGCTCGGCAAGACAGTGGACCAGGTAAAGACTCTTATCGCAGAGAAAGGCCTGAAATCCGTAGACGAGGTTGCATAGTGAAAAAGAAAGGTACCCCTGTCAAGAATTTTATCAAGGGACTTTTGATGCTGTTTGTATCAATAGCCTGCAATAGTCTGTCTTCGTTTATGTCTGCAAAGGCAGTGACCGCTAAGGAAAAGGTTCTTATTGACCACCTTAACGGCAATTATGATTCCCCGCTTGTGGAGACTGTATACAAGCACGGCGAGATTTTAGGCCGTATGTTTTCTGTTATGGGAATCATATTTCTTTTGGTTTCAATCGCTTTCATTGCGAATGGAATAATAAAAATCATTTCTGAAAAGAAAAATAAAAAGAGTAAATGCAAATGAGAAAGATTTTTGCAGTTCTGTGTTCAGCAATTATTGCTGTTCTCTTTATGTCTTGCGTAAGACCATACGACAAGCCGACTTATGAAGAAGTCGATACTTTTGAAACGGCTTTCGTTATTCCGCTTTTTGAAGATAGCGGAGTTTCAATGTCTGACCAGGTTCAGCTCAACGGTTCTGAAGATTACTACAAGAGTCGCGAAGTAAACACAAAACTCATACAGATACCACACAAATGGGTAAAGACAGGACGCTTCGCAAATAGCGGGTATTATAAGGATGCCGTAAAAGTAGTAAAGGTTTCTCTGTCTCCTATTTCCGGCAAGTGGCTCCCCAAAACAGAAGAAGCCGTAAAGGTTGAAACATCTTCATCTCAGGGTATGCAGTTTCCTATTACCTACAGTTTCCAGATTGAAGCACAGAATGCCGCAAAGTATCTAAGCAAATATAAGGACAAGTCGCTTGAGCAGGTCATAAAGACAGATATTAACCGCCATTTCAGCGGAGTCCTCAATGAGGAAACCCACAAGCGAGAGTACACGCAGGTTACGGCAGAACGCGATGAAATCATTAGGGCCGCTGTTGAATCCACAAAAGAATATTGTACCAAGTACGGTATCACGGTGAATTATATCCGTATGTATGACGGAATTATACCAGACGATCCAACGCTACAGACTAACCTTAACCGTATAGCTTCATTACAGACAGAACGGCAGGTAGAAGATGAGAATATCAAGCTTCTTGCAAAGCAGAAAGAACGAATTGCAGCGGAGCAATCCAACAAGGTTCTTGAAGCAAGAACGGCAGCATTGGTAGCTGAGGCACAGGCCTCAAATGTAGTGCAGAACGCAAAAGACCGTGAGCAGGAGCGTGAGAACAAAAAGATTATCGCACAGGCTCAGGCAGACGCTATCCGTCAGTCAGCAGGCAATTTCAAACTGCCTTCAACGCTTATTGTAACCGCTGATGAATACAATGCACTTGGACTTGGCAACTACATGGGGAATTTTATCCCTACAAATTAAAAGACTTTAAGCCGTGTCGGGCGAAAGTCCGGCACTTTGGAAGTGTAGCTCAAATGGCAGAGCAGACTGTAGATGCATATACAGAGGGGTTAAAGGTTCAAATCCTTTCACTTCCACAGAGAAAATTTTTCACAACAAGGAGAGTTAAATATGGATACACTCAACGCACAGATAAAATC